TCACGCGCGCTCCATTTCCAGTTGGTCCAGCAGATCGGGTTGATCGTTGGCCGTTTTCATTGCCTGGCGACGAATGACCACGTCTGCAACTGGCAGCTTTACAGCTGGGTTGGGCATGCCGCTGGGGCTCAGCTCGTGGGTCATTTGAAATTCAGCACGCACTGCCCAGCCGCAGGCTTCGTTGGTGCACTGCATGTAAGTGATACGCAGGAAAATGTGCTGGCCTTCGCTTGTGCGGATGCGCATGCGGCTGTGGCAGTGGGGGCAGACCAGTTTGTAAGTGCTCACTAAACAGCTCCCTGGCTGTACAGCTGGATGGTCGCAAACACCTCGGCGTAGCGAGCGGACATGTAGGTGATCAGGGCGGCGATGATCGCGTCGGCTTCACGCCTCTCGATAACACCGTCATCCAGGGCCGCAGACATGATCTGGTCGACCTTGCCCCGCTGGGCCGAGGCCTTGAGCGAGCGGCTGTACAACTCCACGTTGTCCAGGTTCTCCGGGACGCTCAGCGGTACGAACATGCCGCCGTACATTGAAGCGATGTAGTCCGCCAGGAATGTGGTCCCGGCGACTTGCTCCAGACGGTGGATATGTTCGTCGGTCAGCGGGCGGCTGCCGGCGTTCTCGTAGGCCTGGTTGTCGAACTTCTTCAACGGCATGCCGAGATCTGCCGAGGCGTACATCCGACCGCCTGGGTAGGCGCCGATGACGGCCATTACGACGCTCTTTCTGCTGTCTAGAACTGGGCGTTTCATCTTCTGGTTTCCCCTTGGAGCCAGAGGCCCTAGTTTGTAATGACGCCGTCTTTGATACCGAGCAGCACAGCAGCGCGGTGAGCTTCACCACGCAGGCATTTTTTCTGCCCGTTCAGAACCGCGTAGACCGTCGATGGGTTGAACTCGTTTTTTTCGGCCCAGTCTTTGGCCGTAATCCCGAGACGTGCCAGACGATCACGGGCTTCTTGGCATGCTTGCTCGATGGGGGATGCGTTCGGCATAGTCTCGTTTCGTGTGGTTTCGTGTGATGACAGGGGAAGAATATTCAACGCTTGTTGAATAGTCAACTCAATAAGGGGTCGTTTTGTTGAATATCGGTGAAAGGCTGAAGGAGGAGCGTGTCCGCCTTGGTTTCAATCAGGCGGAATTTGCTGCTTTTGGTGGGGTAGCCAAAACTTCTCAGTTCAACTACGAAAAGGGTGACCGCAGCCCAGACGCGGACTATTTGGCTGCGGTTTCGGCTCAAGGTGTGGACATTCTTTATGTGGTGACCGGTGAGCGTAAGCCTCAGACCGCTGAAAGCATCAGCTCTGATGCATTGGAGCTGCTTGAAGCCTACGAACAAGTCAGTGATGTTGATCGGCAGGTACTTCTGCGAACGGCCGCAGCGTTCGCAAGCGTTGCGATGTCTACCGGAAAGAAAACCAGCAACTGAGAAACTCGGCTGCTCGGGCAAGTGGGAACAGCATGCCGACCAAGAGGGTCGGCTTTTTCATGGAAGTTAAAGGAGCAGTGGAATGGCGCTTAAGCCTTGTAAATCGTGTAAACACACAGTGGATGCCACCGCAAAGGTCTGCCCAAGCTGCGGCGTAAAAAAACCAGGAGTGACAGTCGGGCAGCAGGTATTAGGGCTTCTTATCCTCCTGGTCATCATCGCTGGCGCTGTCACGATGTGTTCAGGTGGTGATAAGGACAAATCTGTCGACAAGGCACCGTCTGCGGAGCAGCCCGCGCAACGCGCTGTTTTACCCTCCACGTACACCATCACCCAAGACGATTTTCGCGAGGGGCGTCCTCGTAAAGTTGAGGTCATGCTGCCCCGGCGGCTCAATGACACTGAACTTGCTGAAGTAGCGAAAGCAATTCGCGCTGATACCAAATTTAAAGCTGATAAAACATTCATAGGGTTCCGCGTGGAGGGTCAGACCGAAAAAACGTACTGGGCCAACGCCAGTTTCGATCCTGACTACCGGACAGCTCTTATCGGCGTGAGTGCGAAGGACTACAAAACTCTGCAAGCCTTAGATCTGAAGGGTTACCCAAACAGGATCGGCAGTTGGTTGCGTGACGGAGCACTGGGCCATGTGATGGTCTTGTACAAGCAGAAAGATAAGTATGCGATCGACTCTGTCTTTCCCAGCGGTGGGAAGAATACGCAGCACTATGTAGGCAAGAAGCTGCCGGATGGCGGGTTGCGCCTTGACGATCCGGAAAGCGACTTTAACGAGTATTACGTTGTCGACGCCAAGGGCAACTTGCAAGGCTGGGGTGAGAACGGCGTTTACATGACGCTGCCTCCTTTCAAACCAGTGCAGTGACGCAACATCACACATATTTTTTTAGTGCGGGCCGATGACACCGCAAAACGTGATGGAGATTGGCTGTTCCCCGGAGTAACTGGACGGCGCCATGGTGGCGCCGGGTACTGGTTGCGTGTGAAAGGAGTATTCGCATGATGGAGAACAGTGGTGTATCGGAAAGCGAAGTATCAGTCGTAGATGCGAACTGTCTTAGCGATCAAGAAGTGATAATGCTGGGTTTGTTCCGGGCGATCAGTGCCCAACGTCAGAAGGATGTACTGCGACTGTTGGAGGTTTTCACACAGGCGCCTGAGTAAAAGGTCAGCGGGCCCCGGACCTGTTCCGGGGTTTATACCTGCTTGTCGGCCTGAGCCTTTTTCCACTCCCGATCCACTGCCCGCTTAGCCGTCTTCTCACTCGCATACAGCCACCGCAACCGCCTTGGCTTCGCCTGATCCCCCGCCGTTATCGTCTTTTCCTTCCCGGTTTTGTGGTCGCGGTAGTACGCGATGATCCCCGTGTAATCGCCCTTGTTCTCCTCCGCCAGATCTTCAACGTTGTCCTCCGGCAACTTGCTCTCCAGCTCCAGGCTGACGGTGTAGCCACCATCTGCACTCAGGCTGTGCTGCACGTTACCGCCGTACCAGATGATCTCGTCGATTTCAGCCTTCACGCCCTGGAGGGTATACGTCAGCTCGGGGATCAGATCCGGCCGGCCCATTGCCAGGTTGTAGCTGAGGGTGGCGCTGCCACGTTGTAGGCGCCGGAACTCAGCACGGGCGGCGCGCAAGGCCGACTGCTGGTCGCTGTACGTGTGGCGAAGGTCTTTGAGGTTGTCACCGCCGCCGGCAATGGCTTCCTGTTTCTTGGCGCTGTTCACGTCGTAGTAATACGCGCGTACGCCGTCGTAGCTGTCGCGGTCGGCTTGCAAGTAACGGTGCTGGTCGCCGTCGGCACGGGTGAGGGTGATGTGCGGCAGATCCAGACCGCTGGCGGTCTTGCCTCCACCCGCCGGCAAGCACAGCAGGCACCCGGCTTTGACGCTGGCCACCGCGTCGAACTCTTCGCCCAGGCGGCTGATCAGGTTGGCATCGGATTCGTTGGCCTGGTCGAGCTGCAGGATGGGCAAACTGTCGAGCGCGCCGGCAATGGTGGCGGTGAGGCCGTTGCCAATGGCTATATCGCCCAGGACGTCGCCGAGGGTAGTGTTGCTCCAGCTGCGCTCGCGTTTGGTTTTCAGGCCCTTGCGTAGATCTGCCGATCGAGCGCGGATGCTGAGCACGTCCGGCGCGCCGCTGTGCTCGGTTTCGTCGACGGTGTAGGTACCTTTGTCGACCAGGCCGGTGTCGCTCCAGCCCAGCCATAGGCGCAGCACCGCGCCCTTGGGTGGGATCGTCAGCAGGCCGTCGTGGTCGCTCAGGGTGATGCTCAGTTGGTCGGCCTCGACGCCGCGGTTGTCAGTCAGCTCCAGGTTCATCAGCCGCGGGCTGATCAGTTGAGCGATGTCCAGGCCGTCGACCGTGAGCCGGAAGGCGGGCACGGGATAGGCTGCGTCGCGGACGTAGCGCTCGGCGGTGTTGCGCAGATAACCGGTGACCTTGGCGATGAGGGACTCGATCACAGTAGGCCTCGCAGGATGTTGACGCCGATGCTGGTAGCGGCGCCGAGCAGGTCGATGCGGTCATCGTCGGTGCGCTTCAGGCTCAGGGTGAATTCAATGCGCCGTGGGGTACCGTCGGGGAAAAAGATGGTTTTGTTCTCGCTCAGGCTGTCGATGATCCAAAGCCCATAAATCCTCCCGGTACCCTCGACCATGGGCCAGGCCTTGCCGGTGTTCGCCATCAGGCGTATGGCGTCGAGGCTGAGGGCACTACCGGCCAGCTCGGGGAAGATGATGCCGGGGAGGGTGATGGAGTCATCTCCACGGCCCACGAATTGCCGCGCGGGAGCGGCGCCGACGCGGTTGTTGCTGGCGTGGCGCCAATCGGTTTGGCGTTGCAGTTCCTGGTAGGCGGCGGTTTTGAGGCTGAACACGAACATGCCGAGGGCCATCATCATGGTGGTTATTCCAGGTCAGAGAGTTTGCTGCGCTGACGCACTTTTTTTTCGTTTTCGATGCGGGCCATCATCGCGCGCACGCTCTTTTCCAGGCTTTGCATGTCGGTGCCAGGTCCTGCCGTGATGGTGATTTCGTAGGTGTCGTGGCTGTCGTAAACAGCCGCTGCTGGCGAGCTGCTGATTGGCGGCGTGTTGTCCACGGCAAACGCCGGCATCGCCGTGGCACCCATGGCCAAGGTGCCTGCCGCTGTCAGCTGCTTGCTCATGCTGGTCAGGGCGCTCAACGGTCCTTTCTGCCCACCTTCCAGGCCTTGGGTCAGACCGGCCATGGTGAAGCCGCCCAGCTCAGCGAACACCCGCGACGGGCTGTGGATGCCGAGCTTTTCCTTGAACCAACCGATGCTGCTGTCTCCGATCGAGCTGATGGCGTCTTTCACTGCGCCCAGGCCAGAGGTGAGGCCGTTGACCAGGCCATTGACGATCATGCTGCCGAACTCGGTGAAGCGGTTGGGCAATTCGATGCCCAGATAACTCAGCACGCCAGCGAATGCCTGGTACACCAGGCCGAGCGGGCTGAAGTTCACCAAGGTGGTGATGATGCCGCCGATGCCGCCATCGAAGCCCGCCTTGATCTCGGTCCAGGCATTGGTGAAGTAGTTCTTCACCGCGTCCCAGTTTTTGTAAATTAGGTAAGCGCCAGCAGCCAACGCGGCAACAACGGCGGCGATGATCAAGACAATTGGGTTGGCTGCCAGCCCCCACAGTGCAATGCCTACGGTACGCAGAGCCGTAACCAGCGCGCCGCCCATTGTCATGGCGAGCATTCGAACGCCCTGGGCAAACATGGGGAACACGTTACGGGCCAGCCCGGTCAATGTGGGCATTAACCGGCCGAGCATTTTGGTGATGCCGCCACCCTGAAGACCGAACATGGTCATGCCGTAGCGCAGTACCGCGAACGGACCCAGCATGCTTGCCATGGTCAACGCCAAACCGCCGAAAACGAATGCCAGCGCAGCAATCGCGGCCACTACCTTGACCAAGCCACCGGCCAACTTGGGGTTCTCCCTGGCCCAGGTGCCAACGCTGTTGGCGATCTCCCCCAGCGTGTTGATCAGATCCTTGAGTTCCGGCGCTACCGCTGCACCGAACTCAGCCATGGCATTGGTGAAACTGCCTTCTGCGGCTTCCATGATGTTGGTTAGGGTGCTGAGTTGTTCGTTGACTCGGGTACGCAGATCGGCCTGGGTTTGAAGCTTCTGCTGGACCTCCTTATACCCGGCCAGCCCCTTGTTCATCATCGTATTCAGGGTGGTGAGCGTTTCAGCGTCATCCCCAAAGAGCTTGCTGATTACAGCCGTTCGGTCGGTGTCATTCAGGACTTTGAGCTTTTCCACCTGCGCGTACAGGTTCTCAAGGCCAGCGAAATTGCCGTCAGCATTTGTGAATTTGAGCGATATGCCTTTGTTAGCACCCGCCGCAATGTTATTGGCCTTGTCGACCTTATCCTTGTCTAAACCTGCCTGGAAAATTTTGCGGAAGGCGTTGCCGGCTGAACCACCTTCCATGCCGGCTTGGTCCATCATGATCAACAGCGGCGCCAGCTCCTTCGCGGCATCGATCCCTGACTTCTTGATCACATCCATCACCGGGGCGATCTTGCTGAAGCCCTGGAGCATGTTGCTTGGGTCAACACCGGCATAGAACCCGCGCTGGATGGTGTCCATCAGGCCCATCATGTCTTTTTCAGTGGTGCGTGTTGCGTCCTGCATTTTAGCGGCGAATTCTGCTGCCTCTGTGGCCTCCATCTTCAACTGGACACCAAGGTATGCTGCCGCTTCGCCGGTACCGCCGAGAATGCTTTGCGCGCTCAGTCCCTGG